GGGGTGTGTATACCCTCGGCTGTCTCATTTGAGCCCGGTTGTTGCGCCGGATGACGCGAATTAGGCACTCGCGTCTTTGTTTCATAGCTCCCTGCAACATCGATCCGGCCATACCGTCCTTGGTCGGGTTCATCGATGGGAGTGCTAGCATTTGCTACCAACCCTTCCTCACAGAACACAAGTTGTCCGGGGGTTCTACCCTCGCAAGGTTTTTACCAACCGCACCACCCATGAGGCTCCTCGAGTAATCCGGTCGGAGCAGCCGGGTTACCCCTGGCTATATCCCGAAGGGGTCATGTCGGTTGCGGAGGCACGTTAGTACGGAGCGAAAGATAGGGTTGTTCCTTCACTATGAATTCTATGCCATCTAACAACACTAATTCACGCCTTGGCTTTTTGAAAGTCGCCACTGCATCACCAGACTTTGAGAACGTGCAGATCGAAGGGATTCCGGATGATTATTCCGGTCCCACCTTCGTGAAGAAAGATTACGTTTTCACCACCGTTAGCGCTAATGCCGGCAAGATGACTACAATTGTCTGTCCGCCTACAATGGCGACGGCATATTACACGTCGTCCGTTGACCTCACCCCCACGGGTGAGGTTCCCCCAGCAGGCTACAACGCTAGCTTCATTTCTACGCAGTTTCCGGATGCTGCATCCTTATTCCCTGGGGCTGGGTACTCCTTGCTCGACAACAACGTGAATAACACGAATAATGTCGTCCGAGCTCGTGCCCTTGGTCATTCAGCCGAGTTGGCATGTTTGAACAATGCATTTAATCAGTACGGGTCCATCACCACCTACAAGACCCCCATCATGAGAGAGGTTATTTCCGAAGTTGACTCTGTTGGCGACGATTTCGCCAAGTATCAGCTGACAGGCACTGCCTCTCTAGTTACACCAGTTGTTTTCACCGAGGCCAACGTCCAACCAGTGCGAGAGGGAAGTTACGCCGTTTGCATGTCTCGTGCATCTGAGTTTAACTTCTCTCCTGTGCTTGACGACGTCGCCGTGAATTCTAACTTTGACGGCTTTACTGATAGCAATACCCCCCTTGGTGCAGCCAAAATCACCTTCAAGGGGCCGGCCGTTGTGTGGGATAATAGTTTCGACACTATTGTTTTCCGCATCGTCGTCCCTGCAGGAGTCGAGAACCAATCCTTTATCCTTAAAACGTA